CGATTTGACAGATTTAAATATGAATATTGTGAAATTTTTAATATTATTCCAGTTATTCCTAACTGTATTCGCTATGGATTTAGCAATTGTGGTCACCACAAACTTGATAGCATTCCAAACCTTTAAAAACGCTTGTTTATATAAAGACAAGATTTTTCGAAGTACTAATAATAAAGAGTTAAATATAGTTGTCACGCCAGTTTTTAAAGCGTTCACAATAAATAACACACTGGATTTAATAACTTTCCAAACGCCTATTACCGTATTTTTTATGGCATTAAAAATTGTAGTAATTACAACCTTCCACATATTGAAGTAGGCTTTCATTAACATCCACCAATTTTGAATGATAAACATTACACCGTTTTTCAAGTTATTCCATACGGCAATACCAAATGATTTAATGCCGTTCCAAATCACTGATAGTGCATTTTTAATACCATTCCATAATTTTATGACATTATTTCGGAAAGTCTCGTTGTTTCTCCACAAATGAATGATTGCGGCAACCAATAATCCTACTGCAGTGATTACGAGTCCTATTGGACCAGTCATAAATCGTATTGCTAAACCTAAACCACGTGTTACAAGTGCAGCAGTTTTAGTCACTAAAGAATATTTACCAGTTAAGACTGTTTGTAATGCGATTTGCCCTCTCGCTACACCTAAAATAGTGTTTAAAAAGCCAGTAGCCAATGCCCAACCTTTAGTAATAAAGCTTAACGTTTTAATGCTCGTCATCAAAGGACCTATAACAGTCATTGCACTACCTATTGTGGACACCATCACACCTAAAGCCATAAGTAATGGTCCTATTGCAGCCGCTAGTAAACCGAATCCTACAACCACTTTTTGAGTACCTTTGGGCATTACATTTAATTTAGTTGCAGCATGAGAAACCCATTCCGCTAGCTTTTTAATGTACGGCGCCATAACATCGCCAATACTAATTGCTAGGGATTCAATGGCAGATTTCATCTGGCGAATTGAACCACCGATTCCACCTTCCATTTCATCTGACATTCGCTTGGCTGCGCCTTTGGAACCATCAATAGATTTAGTTAACTTTTGATAATCTTCATCAGATGCATTAATTATTGCTAATGCACCACTCATAGCCTCTTTACCAAATATTGTAGCAGCAGCACTTGCTTGTTGTTCTTTTGACAAACCTTTAAACTTCCCACGTAATTGATCCATAACATCACGCATCGGCAACATATTGCCACTACTATCGGTAATAGATATACCTAATTCATCCATTTTTTCTTTCATTGCTTTAGTCGGGCTAGATAAGTTAGTAAACATTGTACGTAGTGCAGTTCCGGCTTTTTCTCCTTTAATACCTGCATTAGACATTAATCCAATTGCTATAGATGTATCTTCCACAGTGTAACCTAAAGCCCCAGCAACTGGTGCTGCATATTTAAATGCCTCACCTAAACCACGTACATCAGTGTTAGCTTTAGAGCTTGTCTGCGCTAGTACATCTGCAAAGTGACCGCTATCTTTAGCTTTCATTCCAAATGCAGTTAAACTATCCGTTACAATATCACTTACTTGTCCTAAATCTTCGCCTGATGCAGCTGCTAACTGCATGACACCATCAATACCGCCTAGCATATCTTTAGTATCCCAGCCAGCAAGCGCCATGTAGTTAAGAGCGTCGGCGGATTCACTAGCGCTAAATTTAGTTTTAGCACCCATTTCAAGTGCCTTATCACGCAACTGTTGAAACTCATTACCCGTTGCCCCTGATGTCGCTTTAACTTTACGCATTGAATCGTCAAAGTCTATACTTTTTTTAACTGCTGCACCAAACCCGGCAACAATCGGCGCACTTACATACATGATCATGTTACGCCCAACAGACTGCATTTTACTGCCAATTTCTTGAAGCCGTGGTCCCAACTCACTAAATTTATTACCAATCTTACCCATAGTTGTGTTAAGCGTTTGTTGTTGACGCTCCAAAGCTTTCATTTCAGCCGTTGCTTGATTCAACTCTTGCTCATATTTATTCAACTCTGCATAGGCTTGATTGTATTTAGCAGCAGCCGCTTGTGTTTTAGCGCTGTTTTCTCCTGTTTCTTTCGATAATTGGTCATAATTATTTTTCAATTCTCTGACTTTTTGTGCTTGAATTTGTTGTCGTTTAGTTAATCCATCGACTTTCACTTTCGACTTCTCAAGTGATTGATCATAACGCCCAAATTTAGAAAGGTTAGCGCTCATTTCACGAGAAACCATGCGCATTTGTCGATTTAATCCAGTAATACCACGATTAAAGCCCGAACCGTCTAAATCAACCTTTATGACCATATTACCTATAGGATTTGCCATTTAGTTTCCTCCTTTCTTCAAAAAATTAGCCGAAGACTTGTGCAAAGCTTGTCGCTTTCTTTTTGTGTTCGACTCTTGAATTTAAAATTTCTAAAAAGAAATGAATCGGCATGTTAGCGACCTTTTCAGGGTCCATGCCCTCATCAATTAATTGCTTTGCAACTTTCATGTAGTTGTTGTATCTACCTTCAGGCGTTAAGTCATCAGGATTTATTTCTTCTTCTCGGTCACGAACTTTTTTGTGTCATCCACATCTCCTGAAATGAGCTCTTCTAGCACATTAATTAAATTTGTAAGACCTTCAAAACCTGCAGGAATACCTTTTTGTAATTCTTCAGACGTAAATTGATTAACGAAACCATCGGCAATAAACGCAGTGATTTCTTCAATGATTTCAAATTGTTGAACAACTTGCTCTTGATACTCATCTACTTTTGCTTGATGTTCTTTTTGTTCTGTTACGCTTAATTTTTCGAATTCTTCTTGTGTTAGTTCTTCAAAGTCAGGTTCTTTAAAAACCTTCGTTACACGTGTTGATAATTTAGAGCCTTGAATAGTGTCGAAAAGCGACATCATAGGCTTTGCATAATACTTTTTAGTCTGTGGCTTACCCGCCTTTGTATAACCTGTAATTAGTTCGATTGAAGTTCTTGCCATTTTTAAATTCCTACTTTCATTTTTTATTTTTGCACAAAAATAAAAGAGGGGTTAATTCCCCCTCTTAAATTACATTTCGAAATTACTTGTTACTTCTACATTAATTGTGTCTGATTGGTCACCAGCTGTAACTGTAACTACACCGTGACCTTCTTCATTTGCAGTCACTAACCCTTCAGGACTGACGCTGATATATCCTTCACCCTCAGTGACTTTATAAGTTACGGGTTGTCCTTCAGGTTCAGTAGTAGCCACTAATTGTTCTGTCTGTCCTCGTTTAATTGTTGTTGACGGTTTAGAAAGAGATACACGCGTTACCTCTTCCTCACTCGTCTTTCCCGGCATCGCTTTTTTATCCTCTTCCATCTTGAATTCTTGGTCAAGATCTTCAATGAACTCGTCAAAAGTTTTACCGAAAGTTTCAGTAAATACATAATCACGTCCTACATTATCGCCTTTTTTGTCGAATCCAGTTACATGTGATGACTCATCGTATAAACGGTCTACGAACGAACCTTCTACTTCGTCGTTTTGGAATTCAACTTTATCTTGTTTCGTTTGTCCTGATAAATTGGGGCGCGTGAATTTACCTTTGAATAAGCCTACCCATTCAGATGAACCATCGTGGTTTGTACGTTCAAATACAACAGCTACATCTGGCGGAATGTCATTGGCACCATATTTAAAACCGTTTTTACCTTTTTTGGCACCTGCTAAGAATGCCTTTTGTTCTGCAGGAATTGATACAAATGTTGTTTTAACAGATAACTTACCATTCGATACTGCAGTCGCAGCGACCATGTTGTCACCGTATTCTTCTTCAACTTCTTGTGGACGGTCAACTTCGATTTCTTTTAAAAATCGTGTACGGTGTCCACTTTCTACTTCAAATTTTTCTCCGTCATCTGTTTTAATCGGCGCCCAGTAGAAATTAGTAACACCGATGGCAATGCCCGAAACACCTTTAGTTTCTGCAAAATGTTGCAAGTTTAACTTTAATTTTTCCATTTATAATCCTCCTAAAATAATAGAGAACCTGATGCACGTATGATTTCTCTAAAAGTTAGAGTTTCAACTTCGTACATCGGTTCTCTGTAATATGATTTAAAATTTAATTGTTTTAGATTCTCAACGATCGCTTCTGCTTGCGCATGTGGTTCGTCTGATGACCACCAAATATCGATTTGGAAGTCAAATTCTCTTGTGAATTCCTCGTTATCCGCATATTCATCAGGATTATACGGTAACGGAGTAATCCTTACGATAGGTTGATTCGTTGATTCATGAAAATTTTCAGGAACCACATATTTAAATACGTTATCCTCAACCGTGATACGTTTATCGGCGATGAGTTGCTTGTAAATCACATCTGTTACATTCATTTCATCACCCTTTTCATAGCGGTAAGCATAGCTTTGTACACTAACTTACTGCCGTTTTTCTCTGTCTTTGTAATCCACATCTGTGGACGCTGATACATAGTGCCAAATTCAGTTGCATGTATACGGTGTGAATAGCCTTTTGTATATCCAATGAGCACATACTTTTCACTTGAATCACGGTCAGTTCGAATGTTCGATACAGCGATGTTGTCCTTGGCATGTCTTTTGTTCTCACTGACTGGCGTATTACGTTTTAATAAAGGTGTAAGTGCCATTGCACCGGCTTTTAATACACGATTCTGCGACGCCTTAAACTCTAATTGCTTTCTAACCAAACCTTGTTCTATATCATTTTTTTCAATCTTTGCACCCATTAGAAAACCACCTCGCAATAAACACGCACATAGGATTTATCTTCATAGTCTTTTTTAACGTACTTAATTTGATACCTTTCGCCGTCATGGATTACATAATGTTTATTGTTTGGTTTATAATCTCCTCGTGGATCACGTATGATTATCGTTTTAATGAATTGTGAACTTGTGGTTAGACTTGTTTGCATATCTGATTCTTTAGCATCCTGAATGCATGCATAGCAACTATATAACTCCTCTGTAATCGGCTTTTGTGGAAGCCCATTGATTGATTTACTGGTATCGTGGCAAAAAGTGACACGTTCGTTTAATCTATTCGAATTGAATTTCATACGCTGACCGTAACTTATGCACAACACTTAATACCATGTGAGGTGCATAACTCAAATTCCTTTCGTTAAATGCTAAACGATTTTCAAAGTAATAAGCAGTGAGTGGGTATACTGCAGTTTTAAATAATCTTTGCTTCTCTAACCAAGCCATATCGTCAGTCACCGCACTCGCTATATCTTCTTTTGCCCATTCGTAATACATTTCCAGTAAATCGTCTTCTGAACTATGGTCTATTTTGCAATGTTTTTTTAATAGCTGTAAATCACTCACTGCTATCACACCTACTTAACATCAATACGTTCTAAAATACCGTTTTGTGGCGTTCCGTTTTTATTAACTTCGTTGGCACGTTTTACCGTCATATCGACTTCATCGCCCACTCTTAACACCTTTTGTAACTCTTTATCAATATAAGCCGTTTTCACTTTATATTTTGCCACTTTCAATCACCTCTATAGTGTTTCCATATGGTCTTCTTCTGGCAGTTGGCTATCATCATATTCGATAACAATAGCTGATTTATGGTCTAAGATTCGGCAATCTTGACGTACTGCAACCATTAAACACTCACCAAAATGCATGTAGTCTGTCCATGACGCTTGGTATTGCGAACGGTCAAATAACACGATAGCGTCTTTTAAGTTACCAATGATTAATTTGTTAGCGCCTTTTTCACCGAGCATTTCATCAGGTAAGATTTCCACTTTAGCGCCTAATAAGCGTTGTTGCGTTTTCTCTTTAACGTCAGGTTGGATTAAGTAGTTACCTAATTTGTCTTTCATTTTATCTAATTTCGCGAACATCGTTTGAGACACAATAGCTACATTATGTTCATAATTAGGTTTCACATTTAAATTCACAGCGTCTTTAATGTCGTCTAAAGATTTTGCTTTTTTAGTTTCTAATTTAGCGCCTTCAGATTCAAAACCGCTTGTGTTAGATCCTGTTGAACCTTTAGTGATTACATCAATAATCGCTTTGTTTCGTGTAGCTGCAATTGTACGTGCCATCCATAATTTCAACTCTTGTAACACGTTAACTTTCGCATCTTCAATTGCTTCACGAGAAATACGGAAGTAACCACGATGTGTATTGATGTCGTATGCTAATTGGAAAAATGGCTTAACCGCTAATTCAGGGTTTTCTTCTAATTCTTCTACCTTTTCAAGCGCTGCGACCTCTGATTGACGTACTACTGGATATTTACCAGAACCATTTGTTACACGCTTAACAGTGACATATTTATCAAGGTTGAACTCAATCTCTTTTAATTTGAGAATGTCAGTTACGATTTCTTCCGGAATAACTACAAATCCTGAATCAGTTTTAAGCGAACCACCTTTAATGTCTTCGCGTGTTTCTAAATAATTAGTGAAGTCACGTACTTCTTGAGATGTCACTTTAGTATCCTGAATTGAAATACCTAATTCATTCAAGTTAGGTGCTTGACGATAAGAACGCTCTTGTTCAACCGCTACAGGTTGTGGATTTGCATTTTCTGGTTCATCATCTTTATCTTGTAATTTCTTTAACTCTGCTTCTTTCTCTTGAATTTGTGAACGCAAGTCTGCGATTTCTTTCTCCAAAGTTTCTGCCTTCTCTAATTCATCATTGTTTAACGCACGTGTAGCGTATCTGATTTTCAAATCAACACTACGTTTTAGATCCGAAATTTCGGAACGTAAAATATCCTTTTTATTCATTTGAATTCCTCCTAAATTTTTTACATTATAAATAGACGCCGCTTTTTAAGCGCGTCCTATGGTTGTATTTGTTAATGGTGTCCAACTTCACCAAGCTTATTTGTAATTGAATGTTTTTTAAGTTTTAACTCTAACACTTTTTTGCGTTCTTCATTTTCAATGTTTTCTATACTACGTAATGCCGGTTTAACATCCGTATCTTTGTATGCCGGATAGGTCACCACAGATACATCTGTAAGCTCACGTATCGCTTTTAAAGTACGTTTATAGATGTTTTCTTGTTGGTCAAAACGCATTTCATCACCTTGCTCATCGAGCATAAAACCAAATGAACATTGATTGATGTTACCTACACGCATATTCTCATATAAGTCACGAGCAAATGTGGTATTCGGTAATTTACAACGGTATTTCAACCCAATATCATCAGTCTCCAGTTCTAATGTTCCCGATTTCGTTCTGCCGATAATTTGCGACGGTACATGATCTACTAAGCAACGTACATCAGACAAATCAGTGTTTTCTAAAGCGCTACGTGAAATTGTTTCTTTAAAACCACCTAAATTTTCCGACCATGTGTCGAATTTCAAAGCGTAACCTTCAATGACCATTTCATTATCATCATTCGAACGGACTTCTGTGATATTTCCGATTCTCGTTTCCTTTGCCATCCTCCTCACCACCTTTCAATTTGTTATCAGTACCACGTGATTTATTCATCTGGTACTCATCAACAAGCGCTATATTCACATGATTAAGGTCAACACGATGAATACTACCGTAGCCACCAGGAATAGGCGGTAAGCCATCACGTTTACGGACTTCATCAATGTTCGCTTTGCCTGAATCGATATTGATTTTATCGATTTCAGCTTGTGTCTTTTCATCAACCACACGTATTTCAGTGGTGTCGAATTTAAATTCACAAACTTTATCTGTGTATTCGTCGTTAAATTTAAAATTTAATTCTGCACAAACACATGTAATGTAAGGTTTTAACGTTGAAAGGTAGTCAAGATTAGCGTCTGTAATGCTCATATTCGTTGTTTCAATACCGAATTTATGCAACGGTATACCAAATACACCGGCAATCTCACGTGTGGACGATTTATTCTCACGAATTAACTTTAAGACTTCAGTGTCGACTTCTAACTGGTCGAATGTCATCGATTCATCAAGCACAACCACTTTACCGGCTTGCTTAGTACCACTAAATGCTTTGTGAAATTCCTCTCTCGCACGGTCTCTCGCTTTCTTATCGTTTAAGACGCCTTTCATCTTAAGTATTCCGCCTGCATGCGTACCATTACGCAAGAAGTTGTTTAAAAAGTCCTTACCGTTGTTATCAGAATCAATAGTTTTACTTAAAGTATCTAACAAAGACAGCCCGTGAATCCCATCTAACGAGTAAAATTTAATGTCTAACATATCTTCATATTTAATATCTCGCCTAATAAACTTACCGTTATCATCAGTACGTTCATGTGAATAATAAGGACGTCCCATTCGGTCAGATTTTAATTCTACTTCTGAAGTTTTTCTAAAAGTTAAACTAACCGGATTACCCAACTTATCACGTGTGATTTCAACGTAACCATGAGATGTTAATAAAGCATTGGCAAATACAACCAATTTAAAAATATAGCCGTTATACAGTGAATTCGGCCTAGTATTTAGCAAATTAACAACCTTGTTACTATAATCAATCTGGCCGTTAACGTTCAATCTAATAGGCATACGTGCTAAATCAGACGCAATCATCATTACTGCTGTAAAAATGTCACTGTGCTTAATGGCATCTATAGGCGTATACTGCCTTAAATTAGTACCCTGAAAACCAGGTAACGTCTGAACCATCATTTGTAGATCATCTTCGTTATACTGTAAATCTCTATTTTCGTTTCTTAAGAAGATACCCACTTAATCACCTCCTCTCCCGTGATTCGTTGTCAATGATTAACGCAATAACCACTAGGAAAACGCCTGTGTTAGCTAGTCCTAACTCAACTCCAAATGCTAAGTAAGTTGCGGTATTCATTATGATTAAACCTAATAAAAAAAGGATGCTAACAATGTTAACAACCAATAGTTTTAACGGTATTAAAAGTTTGTTTAATTTCATCATCGCACCTCCTTTAAAATCCGAATTCTTCATTTTCATATATTGATGACCAATCCACCTCGAATTCATGCATACTCGCTTCACTAAAAGCAGTTATGACAGAGATGATAGGGTCAATCTTTTGTCGATTCATCTTCTTGTTAATCTTAACGTTGTCCTCTCCGTCGTAAATTAAAACAGCGTTATTTACGGCAATGGTTAATAGGTTATTACCAAAATGTTTGATCGTCTTTTCAGCAACCCATACTCGAAATTGCTTAATAGGTTGTGAAAGGCTTCTGAAACTTTGCCCAACTTCAATTAGCGGCCAATCAATCACCATAGATTCTAGCGTGGTCACAAATGATTGTGCATTCCACGGATCATAACACAACGCTTTTACGTTTAACTGATACTCTTCCACAACGTCGAAGATGTACTCAATAACACGCTTATAATCAATCATGCCACTTTCTGATGTAGTCACTTCCGCCTCGCCTGTATTAATTAATTTCTCATAATTAATCTTGTCACGTTTCGACTTCTGTTCGAGCGTGGTCCTTAAACCTATAAACGAATGGCTGTCGATTAACATATCACCATCATCTGTCGGAAATATAAATCCTACAGAAGTTAAGTCGTCAAGTCGTGATAAATCGACACCGATATAAACGTCTTTGCCGTACAAACTATAATCATCACGATTCACTTCGATTGATTCCCATTCATTAATATTGATTAAGCTATCTTCCTTGTTTGCTTGCCAAAGGTTAAAGTTTTTAATCAAAATCTTATGAAATGACGTACCTTTTTCTAATTCATCTTGAATATCCGCTTTAATATTTCTCAGTATTGTGTCTCTATGTTCCTCAGACTCTAAAAGCGGCATTGCTTTAATCCACAGTGACTCGTCATTTACTTCATCTTCTGAATCCATTTCGGCACAGTATACAAAGTAATTATCCGCTTGAACTTCGCCTGATAAAATTTTAGAGATGTATTTATATTCCTGGTACATCTGACTATTCAAATTGTCACCTGCAGTAGAAATTAATAGAGTGAGAGGATTCTTCTGCAACGTCATACCCGTTTTAAATCTTGAATACATTTCATCGTCCGGCATGCTTGCCAATTCGTCCAATATAGCTACAGTTGGGTCTTTACCATCTACTGCATCCGGATTGTTAGAAAGCGGCTCAAATACACTAGTTGAGTCAATGTGTGCTAAATCTGTTTTGCGTACATCTGTTGACTTGCGGATATAGTCACTTTTTGAACGTAACATCTTAATTTGTTGACTAGCCATTTTGAATATTGTTTGTGCTTGCTTGTAAGTTGATGATGATACATATATTTGTCGGTTATATTTAGGATATTGACCAAATAACAGTTCATTCAGTGACATGCCTGATACCACTAGCGATTTACCTTGTTTACGTGCCATACTTACATAACACTTAGTAAACCGCCTAAAGCCACCATCACGACGCCAACCGTAAATACTCCCTACGATAAACTTCTGAAAGAGCATTAAAGGCATAGGTTCATTCGTTTTAGGGTCAGGTAACATCTCGATGAATTTGATCGCCTTATTTGCTTTATCCACATCCCAGTAACAACCTTCAGGTGGATGTTTTAAATCATTCAAATGACGTTCAGCCACTTTAAAATTCTTCTTACTTACAAGAATCTCACCTTTGACTACTCTTTGAGCGTAAATTGTTGTGTAATCTAACATCAATCGTCACTCACAAACTCTTTGAACGGATCATTATCTTCTTTCTCTTCAGGGACGACGATGCGTAATCGGCTATCGATTGTTAATCCTAGCGTGTTAGCCACTTGTTGCATTCGAGTACCCGCTTTCTCTTTAGCAGTAAAAGCAGGATTTACTTTAGATTCTCCATTCGCTCCTTCAATAACAACGCCACCTGTTGCCTCCAAATGCAGACTTGCTCTTACAAAATCACTGTAAAAACTGCAATATTGTGAGAGTTGTGCTTTATCCAAGTTTGATATAGGCAATTCTTGCATGTATGGCAATATTCTTAGGTATTCTTCTTTCGCGATATCATCTAAAAAGTCTGGTGGATGCGAATCTATTTTTGAAAATTTGTTTAATTGCGCTTCTTGGTGTTCTTTTTCAACTATCTCTTCTTTAGTGTAATTCTTCTTCGAATTATGCAGAAGTTTTCGAGGTCTACCTGCCATTTTTAGCACCTCCATTATGTTTTAGTACCTGGTATTAAAAATTAAGGGAAATCTTTGAGAAGGAGAGTGCGCCTCGTTCTTCGTCGCTTTCCTCACTACCCCCGTTCTTTGATGTGGGGGACTTCCTTTTGCTCTCTTTTCGTTTTTTGATTGTGACATTTGTAACACAATGGCTGTAAGTTTTCTTTTTCCAGCCGTTTCGACCAATCAACTTTCGTCGGGATAATATGGTCAACCATTTGTGCTTGTCGTCCACATGATCTACAAATATAATCATTCTCCATCAACACAATTTCACGCATTCTCTGCCACTGCCTAGACTTATAGAAACGTAAGTATTCAGGGTCATTCCGTCTCCTTACATCATTATATTTATCATTTATATATGGTTTATGCTTATCACAGTATGACTGATTAAAAGATATAAGTGTATTGCAGGTAGGATGATTGCATCGTCTCATTACTGCCATCCAATCACCTTCCTATGTCTTTGATGTCGACCACAATATCTTTAGTTTGATTCGCAATCAATACTTGATTACCAATGATGTCATGCACAATGTACTTGTCTTTGTGGAAAGTAACTGCATCACCTTTATTAATAACCTTGTGTAAGTCAGGTTGATACGTATTCACATTAAGTCCTGCCACTGTATCTAGCGTTATATTATTAAGCGATGCCATACATGTAATATGTTCTAGCACATCACCTAGTAACATAGTCACTGTGTCGTTGTCATCGTTGTCTACTAACTGACCTACCACAGATACTAATGACAGTAGATGTTTATTGTAATCTGTTGGTTGCTTTAAGGATTGATACTTATTTAATTCCATAGTTCACCTCATAATAAAAAGACACTGCGGTTAACAGTGTTTAGTGATTATGTTTTGTTATTTTATTTGAGTTATATACTCATGTCACATTTATATGCCACATCAATATACAAGGAAAAGCGCTCGGGGAAAGGGGAAACCCGAACGCCTTAGTTATATAGCATTCACTTGAGAACATAACCTATACGGTTATTATAATGAATATAATAATATCATTACAAAAACTTCTATTTTGACGAATTTGACGAATTCGACGATTTTGACGCATTACTCATAACTTCAACAATCTTAGTCACCCTATTACTGATGGTCGTTTTATCTTTACCACTTATTACTCCAATCATTGTATGCGAATAATTTTGTTTTAACTTACGATAAATAAATATATCTAAATCTTTTGTGAATAAATCTTCACAATCATCGATGAACTTAACCTTACTTGCCCATTTAATTAACTTCTTATCTTGCTTTTCTTTTTGCAATATTATGTTACAAATCTTGTCTGTAGTTAATCCTTGTGGCTTAGGTTGACCAGATTCCTCGCCGTATTGAGCTATCGATGTGCTATCCGCTTTTATTAGCATTGCCCCCTCTAATTCATTAGTCATCCATTTGTAATCTTTAAACATTTCTCGTATGTCATTTGGCGTATACATTTATTACCTCCATAAATTTATTGATCAAAAGGTGTACGTTCTGCCTTTATAATTTCCAAAGCCTGTTCTTCTTTAAAACCTTCTTTCCTTAAAGCCGTAAGCCTTTCACGTTGATAGGCTGATTTCATCTTAGCTATCTCAATAATAATTGGTAGTTGCGACTTCAGTTCATATATTTGATTCTTTACGTTAATATCATCTTTCTTTGTACCATCTAATTTAAATATGTTATCCATATATCAATCCAACTCCTCTAGCTTAGGTATTTCTGCTTTGCCTAACTTCATGCGTTACCTCCTACCCATATATACAAAAGAATTTGTCTTTTGACATCACATCATAGATATAATTTCCGGTGTCGTGGTTTTCGAGATGTGCAAATTCAGGATCTAAATATCTGTAGAAAATAGAACCAACTGGAACTTTCCCCTTGCCAGGAATGTCTATTACTTCTTTACCATATCTATTAATCTGTAGCGATATTCCTGTATAGCGACAACCAACAAATTCACATACTTCTTCAAAATTCTCATATCCATTAAGCTCAATATATTCTACTTCCCTTGGTTTCTCTATAGCTTTTTTAATCATATTATCGTCCCCTTTTTTGAATCTGTTTAAAAACTTTTCAATATCCAGTTCGCCCGTTTCTGTGTCACCAAAATTCGCTTTATCTACTAATCCGTCATCTTTTGTATATTTTTTCTTTTTGATATTCATATCCGTCCTCCTACTTCATCAACTTCTTAACGTACTCTTCTCCATTCTCATCAAATATATGACCAACAAGCACACTTAATGAGTAGTGAAGTAACTCATTTCTCTTTTGTAGTATTGTATTGTGTATCAGCAGTACTATTGATAACAGTGACAGTATTATAATTAACGCTATATACATTACTCGTCACCTAACCTTTTACTCATCAATGCCTTTGCACCCTCATAAATCAGAATCGTTACCAGCGTGTGTAATACCACTCTTAAATATTTCATATGATCACTCCTTAAAATAACGTCGCTTGCCTGCCGTCTAACACATCTTTGACAAATGGTTTACTATCTGCAAACCATTCATACATCTCATCAACCGAATTAAAGTATTCCGTATGACTATCCGCCATAAACACTTCTAACGTCTCGACTGTACCATCGTCAAACTCGTGTACGTATATTAAATTAGAGGTGCCACCCTTTTCGTATTGGTTAGCTAGTTTGAATAATTGTTTATCACTAACATATTTAAATCGTTTAATCACGATGTAGAACCTCCTTTACCTTTTCTAATATGTCTTTAGATTCCTGATGATCCGAACCCTTTTTCTCCACGTTCTGACACCTCGCTAAATTCGTCAACTTCTTGTAATGTTGGCGTCCATATAGGCACGATAACCAATTGTGCTAATCTTTCGCCTTTATTGATGACATAAGTACCTTGTTTATATAAATGACGTTCATCTTCAATAATTATTTTATCTTTTAAATCACGTTTAAAAATTGTTTCCGCCCCGTTATCTTCATGGTCATTCTTAATATTAATTTTCATATTGCCATGAAACCCTGCATCAATCTTACCTGTTTCAATCACAAGATGTGTCTTACTACTTACACCACTTCTGCTAGTTAGTAAGCCTACATAACCTTTAGGAATATTTACGGCTATGTCAGTGGCAATTAACGCTTTCTCTTGTGGTTCAAGTAAAATTGTTTCTGCTGCGTAAATGTCAAACCCTGCGTCTGTTGAATGATTGCGTGTTGGTAATGTTGCGTTCTCCGATAATAATTTGATTTGTAATTTATCCATTTACTCGTCCTCCTCATTAATAAATTCAAAATTTTCATTTAATAAACCTCTTTTTATTTGTTATTAGTATTATTGTTAGATAATATTTGAACCAAGGAGGTGAAACATTATGTCAAATTCATCCGACAAACTGTTAGCTTCTCTATGCTACTTTAGTGTGTTCTTTGCTCCTATTCTTTTCCCTATAGTCGTATGGATTTTAACGAAATACCCAGTAACCACACATGCAAAAAAATCGATTATTTATCACATTCTTCCTTGGATTTCAATGACATTGGCTGCTATCTTTTTTGGTTTAAGCCAAAGTACATCTAACATACCTTTGTACTTTACTTTAGGAATAATACTTTTAGTTATGGCATTCTTAACATATGTCTATAATTTGTATTGCGGTGTAAAAGTTTTAATTACGAAAGAATTGTAGTCCCGATTTACGGGGCTATTTTTCTTATTAAATATCAAATATACTAATCTGACTGCCTAACTCCTCTGCGTACATTAGGTTATGCACTGATTTAAAGTAGTTAAATTCATCTGTAGCATAATAACCGTCGATATGGCTATAGTGCGACTTCGGTAAACCAACCATGATGTAGCCGCCGAAAGTTTCCTGTACAATCATTACTTTTTCTTCGGCTGCATTGTATAAGTGGAATGTGTGCATCACACCAGCCCCAATTCTTTTTGTAATTCAGCAATACTCACTTTTACAGCCACCATTCGCTTACTGTAGCCGTTTCTTTCGTAAGCGTCTGCTTCGCGTTTTTCAGTTCTATTATTAGCAATGGAATCAAGGTTATTTTTGTTTATACCTAGTTTCTTCACCACTTCATCCTTAGTGCCAGCGCAAATCACTTCGTCCCCTTTGTAAACCACATATTCATACATTGGTACACCCATCACTTATCACTCCAATACTCGTAAGCACGTTCTAAATACCATCGTGCCTTTTCTAAATCTTCTTTACCGTTCTTATATTGCGCTCTACTGATATATTTAATTGCATTGCCAATCGCAAACGCCATTACTGCAGGATAGTCTTTAGTGACCTGCTCAATAAAATCGATAACTTCAATGTTGCCGTATGTGTAGTGTGGTGGTTGATTAACCACATCTTTATTAGTCATAAATAGCCTCCCAATCATGGCCATCAGTAATGTTGTAATACCAAGCGTTGTCTAGCTCTACCTGTGCCATTTCTTTACCTTTGAAGTTATATATTAATTCTGTAACAACACCTTCATAGCGTTGTTCGTCCACATAGAATGAAACCTTATCGTCAATGTTTAAATCACGAATTTTTAGTTTCATTTAGATCACCCCGCCAATTTTTAAAATCTTCTCTATAGACCAACCTCTGTTTAATCTCTTGCGAATAGTGGTTTTACTAGTATTTGTTAATGCTGCAAGTTGAAGCGTTGTTATTTTTTGCCCTTTATATTCATGTACTGCCGAACGGTCATTAGGTATCTCTGGCAATTTAAGTAAAGGTTCTAATATCTTTCGCACTTTCATTTTCGGCATTTCTCTAGGCACGCCTACAAAGTCGCATAAATCATAGTACGCCCTGCTAGGTTTAACCGATTGCGGTACCGTTTTAAGCCACGGCTTCTCTTTCTTCTTAGCTTTGTATCTCTGATACGCCATTTCCATTTGATACTTGTCATATTTATCCACAGACGATTGTGTTGGTTTCTCTCTGTTACGATGTAATGCTAATGTATGCATGTTAATCACCTTCTATTTCATTAATTATTAATACTGTGCGTGCAGTTTCTGCATATTTTTTGAATGTTCTGATTTCAACTATTTGATTATCGTCTTTCCACAACTTTTCATTGCCTGCGTCTAATACTGTTTTAAGTAAATTATCTAAGTCAGGTTTAGTTCTCTTGTAACTTCCTAACATCGTAGATAGTAATTTTTTCGACCAACTTTTAAGTGGCGGAAAGTAGAATTCAATAGTTAGCTTTAACTGATTCTCACTTTGAAGATTTGGCATTTGTTCCGCTATAAACTTTTTGTGATGCGAATATGTTGTTGGCATGTAAGTTTGTACAAAACTTCCAGTTCTTCTAAATCGGGGTCTAGGCGACCCCATGGGTTTATCTAAATTCTTTTCATCTGCGTAGAATATTTCTATTCGAGTTTCTTTCATTAATCCACCTCATATAGCGTCATAGCCATACGTCTCTTGCGTTCTGAATACTTTTGGATAAATAGGTCGTACAAGTATTCTTCGTTACCCTGCGCACTTTCTATGAGCTTATTTGCGTATACCTCTGAACAATGGAGGTGTCTAATGATGTATTGTTTATCAATCAAAAGTTAATACCTCTCATTCTGTAATCTTCGCCATTCATGTTTATCGGTGTTGTATTCTTCATCATGCGACTAAATATCTTGGCTAGATCCTTATTTTGTATTAATTCTTTACTACTGTTATTGGTAGTAATGATGTTGTGCTTGCCTGTGCGTGATTCCATTACTTCGAACATTTTTTGAATCCCGAAGTTACTTAATGCTGTACCGTAATCATCTAGTACAAGTAAATCTACATCATCGATGATTTGGTCTAATTCTCTTTCGGTTAGCGTCGCATTCTTGTTATACGTACTTTTATAAGTAGTAATGAGTTGCGGCACGTTCATGTATAAAACTGAAAAGCCTTTTTCTCTAACCCGCTTGATAGTTGCCATAGATAAATGACTTTTACCTGTACCGTAGCTACCGTATAAAAGAATCGATTGCTTATTATCTAACTTAAAGTTGGTAGCGTATCGCTCTAGCAATGCTTTAGCTTTTTCTAAAGACTGGCTAGTTGGTATATAATTGTCGAATGTTGCGTCTGCTAGATCATCGTTAATAATCGATTTATTGAATATGGCATTCGCCTTATTCCGTTGTTGCTTTTTTTTTAAATCCTCTGTCTTTTGTTTGGCAAGTGCAATCATGTCACAATCACAACCGTCTTTAATCACTTGACCGTTATCAAATTCGTAATAGTCATAATCCCTACCGCATTTATCACAATGTAGACCCATTTCTTGTTTTACGACTTTATTCCTGAAGCCTGCTTTGTTAGCTAACTTTTCAAAAGGGTTCATCTAAAACACCCCTTCATATTGCTTTCTCCAATCCTCATCTGCTGCATTTGATTGTTGTTGGTTGAGGTAACCTTCAAACTTAGTGCCAAATAACGTTTCAGGACGTAAGTACTTCTCCATATCCGTACCTTTCCATTCGGCTACTTTGTTATCTATGACCTTTTTAAAGTCGTCTAGGTTAAATCCTTCATCTGATCTAGCACGTATAACCGTTTGATTCTTTTTAGTAGTAGATTTATATTGCTTTCCAGTTCTTTCGTTAAGATAGTCAATTACATCACTGTAAGGATATGATGTCGGGTTACCCGACAATGTATCTATTCTATTTATATTATTAATACTTGTATTATTATTACTTGTATTATTCTCTTTAACATTTGTGATAATAGGGGTATTAACAGAATTGTTAATAGGGGTATTATCATTTGTGTTAATAGGTCTTATCATTTCTGTTAAGGGGTACATTTTTCTTTGTTTAATTTCATTACCTTCTCTAATGATTTCAACTTGTAAATATCCGCATTCTTTTAAATTAGCTATCCGGCGTGATACTGTAACTTTCGTAACTTCATATAATTTCGCAAAGTAACCGTTGCTTGCTGTGCAGTAACCGTATTTATTGCTTAACGATGTGATTTCAGCGAATAATAACTTTTCACTGTCTGTAAGTCGGTTATCATATCTTACGTTTGCTGTAATGATTGAGTAGTAACTTGGTTGGTCAGTCATTTACATTCTCCTTTCTGGTATAATTTTTCTGAATGCTTTTGCATCAGATTGGGGGTGATAAAATGTATATCGATCCATTGAAAGATGTAAGAGGAGTGCTTACTCAAACATCTGCAAATCTAAAACAAACAACTAATATGGCGCTTAAGCCTTCACTTGAAATTCGTACAACCTTTAACAACGTCTTTCAACAAACAAGACCTGTTATAAAGCCTTTTATTTTTAACAACTCATCCGTGTTTAAGTTGAATATTCAAATAAATCTAACATTTCAACAGTTTCGGAATCGCTTATTTTCGGATGAAATTCTTAACGATTTTATAAAATCTACACAATTTCCTAGAGATGAAATTTTGAAGGTTAATAACAGGATCAGACAAACTCTTATTAAGAGTTACAGGATTAACACCTTGCCTAAACCCTTCAAATTTGCCCAACCAGTAAATACAACAGATGAAACTAACGGCTATGAAGTATTCGATAATTCTTTCGAACATGATTTCGTCACTCCTTTTATAAATTTTGTTAAAGGATTATCTAAAAGTTCAGCTTACGCTCTTGGTGGTCATGTATTAGTTAAGACTTCAAGTAATGAGTATGTTGATTACTTCTTCTCTACATCCGTTATCGCGTTACTTATGTCCGTGTTTATACTTTTGGATATTTTAGCCAAGAAACTTTCAAACGATGAGTGATTTTTATAGTTTTAGTACTCCTAAGTTTCTCCGCCAAGATGACATTAGGAGTGCTATTTCTTTACTTTCAACATTTTATTAAGTCGCTCATCCACATCAACCCAACTGTCATGTAAATGGTACTTGTCGTTAAAGCTGTCCATGCCTATGTTGTGCTGCTCTGTGTGGTGGTCGCGGCATAAAGCTAATACTTGATTGCCGTAATGATTTATCTTAGTTCTGTCACGCCCTCGTCCTACTGCATACCTATGTGCTAAATCTGAATGAGGTTTACCGCATATAATGCAGTTACGATTTACTGTTGACCAGTAGAGGAATGATTTGTCCTGCTTTAGTAAATCACTTGTTTTATAATTGAGTGGTACGTCATTGTGAAACACCCAATCAAGAACCACTTCTATTACTTGATTTGCTTGTGTACGTGTACAGTTGCTTAACGAAATACGTTCATCATAGCCGTAGTAGGTTCTCACATACTCAATAAATATATGCCTCATATAGT